TTGTGTTACTCTTACCGAACATACCATAACCAGAGCAAACTACACCGGAAACAGTCTGTCCCGTTGGGCCCTTGGCTCTAAATCCTGTGTGAATGTTGTCGTGTTCGGAACATCCAAAGTACTGATATCCTGTAGTATGAATGTCGGTGTAACCAGCCTCGGTAAGAACCCGAGTGGCATCCTTTGAATCAGTACATGCTGCAAGAGATAGTGCAGCGAGAGCAACAATAAAGAGTTGTTTCATTATTCATCCTCTAATACCAGCGATACACTGGACGCCCCGGAATTAGGGCTCAATTGTGTTCCTATCTGCTTTCCTGTGGAATCAAAGTACCAGACGGCCTCCGTCCAACACTGTGCCCTTCCAGTATATCTAGTTCCGTCGAAACTCTCTATAAGAAAATAGGTGTCGATTACATAATCACCGATACGATAGAGATACTTTCCACCAACTCGTATACTCACAGGAAAGCATTCCTTTAGTGATAGACCTGAAATTAATTATAGTTTCAGCAAATGTCAATCACTTTAAAGAGTAATGTTACTTCCACTCCAAAAGGTCAGAGGCTCTCTTCACAATCCATCCACCGAGCTTGATCTGTTCAGCCACAAAGATAGTATGTCGATGAGAAAAACCACGAATGACTTCTTCAGAGAAGTACTTTCGATCATAGATGTCAGGATTAAACGGCTTGGTCTGAGACTCAAACTGCTTATTGAGTCTATTGCGAGCATCGTTACCGTCACCCTGAAGGTAAAATTTTGGAGTGACTCGTGAATAGTAGCCGGTATGCATTACCCGATGGTCGTGCTCGCGGCATACGACATAAAGCTTATCTAGGTCTACTCTCATCCCACTCTCCTAATTTCAGGCTTTATATTATAGTGCCTGAAAAATGTCAACTAGTTTTTAGGCAAATGAGAGCGCCTGACTTTCACCATAATCCAATCGTTATAGAACTCATCTGGATGAAGCAGAACTTCGTACACAAACTGATAGTGAGCCTCCCAGTAAGAGCTCTCGCCTAGAGTTTTACAGAGAGCTATGATCTCTCTCTTACACTTCTCTTCACCGTATTTCTCGATGTCTGATTGTAGTTCTTTATTAGAGCCGTAGTATGTCTTCCAATCCGATGGAACCTTGATACGCTTCTTTTTCTTCTTGACTTGTTTCGTCTTAGTGAATTGAAGACGCTTCTTTCCGATGTACTTCTTTTTCGTTACTTGGTTAGTGATGATGTACACGAATGCGACGAAGCCCTCGACAGTCTCGTCGGTCACTGCTCTATCTTGATAAGTCCACGGATTCTCATAGTCCATGCACCTATTTATCGTATGTTATTCAACAATCCATTCCAACAGAGTAAACTTAGTATTGCCGATTGATGACGCACCATGACCATAGCCAGTGCAATTGGCGAATGTAAATCCTATTCTCTCACAATTAGAAAGAGCGGAGAGGAACTCTTGTTTATTATCGATAGAGTTAGATGTTTCTACGGAAGTCCATTTTTGATCGAATGGAGCTATGATTTCGAAGTCGCCATTTTTAGTTGGAGTAGAAGCAAATGTTGCCCACCATCTGTACGTTTCATATTTTCCAGTACCACTCCAATCGTCGCCAGATCTTTGGAGATATACTGTTATTTCAGAACTACCATCTTCGGAACAATTTGTTCCATAGAGTCTATCACCCTCAAGCCTAAACTTCATTCTAATTTGATTCTTCGAGACAATTGGACCATTTACATACGTCACGTAGTGCGCACTAGATGTTTTAGGATTCCAAGAGAACGAAAAGATTCCATCTGATTTCAATGGGTGAAGAGGAAGATCCGTTGAGTAATTAGTTGAGCCTATAATCGGTCCTATTTGCCAGTCATTGGGATTAGTCGCGTTCCCTCTGGTTTCACTCTTATGTTTAATCACATAAAGAGCAATCGCACCAATGGCCAGTGACACTGAAACAGCTAGGGTAATTAACATTATAGTTGGTCTGGGGTCCAGTTAGGATCGATGCCGGCAACCTTATACGCATCGAATAGGAGCCCAAAAGTAGGAAGCTTAGTCGGAACCGGACCAGAGTATCCCCATGCTATCGTGATGTGTGGAGTAAAAGTTGGAAACGTAGATGTAGCACCGTACGTATCACGAATCTCTTTATTTAGAGTCACGATATCAGGAGAGTTAAGAATTCCAACGAGGCATGAACCGTACTGTGGAGAGTTCCACAATGCCCAGTCGCAGATGCCTCCGGTCATTGGAAGCTTAATGTCTTTAGACTCGGCGCCCGGGCACGCACACGTAGAATAGATTACGGTTGAGTGATACTGATCGGCACGAACTACCTTAACAGCACTAATTCCTAGAGTGTCTCTACAGAAATCGAATAGCTTAGCAGAATCTTCGCTTGAAGGATAGACAAAGACTTTTGTCCCTGCCCTATGCTCTCCATCGATTACTTTCTTATTAACATAAATCATTCTTCTTCCTCTTCATCGTTGTCTTCTTCCTCTTCGGCATATCCAACGATCTCACATATCTGTTCGATAAATTCATAGGCATTCTCGATTATGCTATCAGTCTGATATACATCTTCCGCGCAACAGATTTTTTGTTCTTTGATAAAATCCTGACAAAGTTTCAGGAGCTCATACGCTTCACTCGCCATTATCGTTTAGGCTCCCAGATATAGGCATCTCTCGGGTCTACATCATCAAAGTTAGTATATCGTTTCTTGGTGGTAGGATTAGGATCGTATACATTGAGACCATCATAGTATATCATGTGCCATCCGCCCTCGATATTTAGAGACGGTACAGAGAACATAGCCTCTCGACCCCACATCCATTCCTTAAGAAGCTTAGGCTGGAGTTCCCATGGAAGATAGATTGTCTTGAACGCTCTTCCATCTCCATTATGCTTGCCATGATAGTTTTCTTGACGGAAGCCAAGGTCTCTAAGGATACGGCTAACATCGCTGGTTCCATGGTCAGGAACATAAAGCTCGGCCGCCGTTTCCATAATTTTATCATAGGAAAGTCCAGTGAACATAGCCGTAGCGGCTATTACGCAGTCACTCTTAGCTTTCTGCTCAATGAACTCAAACACCTTTACTTGCTTTCGGTTAGGAAACTCTGTGGAACAATACGTGGTGAGCCATGACCGAATGCATGAGTCTTGCCGTGTTCATCTTCGACTACTACATTATAGAAGTCGGTTCGAATTACTGTTCCTGGGGTATTAGTCTCTACGATAGTGACCTTCTGTCCTACCGTGAATTCATTTTTATTGCTCATTTTGTCTCCAATATATGGTTGATCAAATCTTCTTCAATTTGCCTAACAATGATCTCAATATCTTCTGGGTCGAGATCTTCTATTAGGTCATCAGACATAGTCCATTCGGCTATGAATGTAGAGTTTAGTTTAATCTCTTTATCTTCCATTAGATTTCGCATCCACCAGCGGCGCAGGCTAGTTCTTGCGATCCGGTAGTAGAATCTTCCTTCTCAAACTCTTGGAGCTGCATCCAGTCGACCTGCTTAGGCATCTTCTCTACCCATTTATTATACTCGTCCTCATTTATTTCAGTGTATGGAGCCTGTCGATATGTTCCACCGTCATATGGAAGGAATGATACTCCAGAAACGGTATCAAAATTCTCATACATCCAGGCACCAACACTCATCCACTCATCCTCTCGTACATTTATAGTAACCGATGGCTTGTGCTCGCACCAATGATCCTGGAGCTTCTTCCAGAGTTCTAGGGTCTCGATCGCGGTTAGATCATTCCTCTGAATAGAACCCTCTGGCGACTTAATTGGGAAGTAGAAGACGGTGTTCTGTGGATTCATAACATCGGCCTCATTAGGAATACCGATGCTCTTCATGAAGTGTGTTAGAGGATCCTTATTGTCTGCCCTTACAGCACGAAGGTAGAATTCAGCGAATCGAGTGTGCATGCCAGAGGCCGAGTTGACCTTCTGAGATACCGTTCCTGATGGTTTGACACAGGTGATAGCGACTGAAGCTCTGATATCTAGACGCTCGGCCCACTCCCTATTGACCTCAATGGTGTAGTCCTTGACCTTCTCTAGCTCATGAAGATTATCGACTAGCCAACGATTATCGCATACACCAGTGAGTGAGACTCCCAGCAGGCGCTCTTCGTCTGCATTATCCTTCCAAATCTTTCGAAGGTAACGGAAGTTAGTGAATGATGACTGAATAGTACCAAGGATGGTAGCGATTCGAGCCTTCCTCTTTAGCGACTTAAGATCGTCGGCGGCGCGCACTACGATTTCCGTTAGGTTACAAAAACCATATGGTCGAAGAATAATCTCTGAACACGGGTTCGTACCAAAGTCGTGCTCCGAGTCTCTTCGACCATTTCTCTTAGCGATGTTCTGGC